GGCGCCTTCCAGGGTGGCGGGGGTCCCTCCCCTCACCATTCGCCATCCGTGGCTACCTTTTCAAACCGTCTGGCCCGTTCAGCTGTGCCAGTCATCTTCCCATTCGCACAGTTATCAAGCTTGAACCCGACTTTTGCCCCCTTCGCTGCATTGCAGCACCAGTGGGCGGCTTGCAAATTGTCCCAGTCTTGTGCAGCTGCCCTTGGTGAATCATATCCATACAGCATCCACCGGCTGACCGGTCTGATTTCGTCAATTACAAAGCTGAGGGGGTGTCTTGCATCGGAGGGCTCATCGTAATGGATGGGCCCTAATTTCCCCCCGCATATTCCGCATGTGGCCCCCATGGCCTTAAACCTGGCCCGGTGTTTACGCCGCAGGGCCCCGTTTTGATATCTTGGGTTTGACATGGGCGGCCCCCTTCGGTACCTATTGGCGGTATGTCCCCTGGTGTTATGCCTGGTGTTATGCCCTATTCATTCCCCGTACAAGTCGCCCCGCCGGCAATGAAGCAGGCGGGGCACTTGTACCTTGGATGGTGGTAGGAAGGAGGTAATGAAAAGAAAGCATGTCCGTCATAGGGCGGGGGTGTTGTTTCAGCGGTGCCGCCTCTGAACACCCCCACTTCTGACGCTACCAACATAGCACGACTAAACAGTGCCATTCAATGCCAACTTTTCCCGAAGAACCTGCAAGGCCCGCCCGTTGAGACGGAGCACCTTCCTTCTGCTCATGAACAGATTATCGGCTGCCACGTCCCAGTTCTTTGGTGCATGGATGTAATACTCCCACAGTACCTCCTGCTGTTCCCTGTCCTCCAGCAAAGAGATCAGCGCAATGGCCTCCAGCTTAGCCTGGGCCAATTGCTCCACCTCCCGTGCAATGACGCGCTCCAACGTAGCCAGCTTTCCCGATGTTGCGATCCGTTCCACGCTGCCCCGATCAGCGGAGTGCTTGACCACTACCGAGCTGTAGTCCGTAGCGCTGAGATATGTTTCAAACTCTTTCAGCCGCTTGAGTTCTGCTCGTCTGCGGTCAATGCTACGCTGAATATTACGCGCTATGTAAAGCGTTTCTCTCGGGTCCATCCATTCACTCCTCCCCGATTTGTTGTCATCCCACCAGCGCGGTCATATATCGGAACTCCGCGGTGATCACTTTGTCGCAGTCCAATCCCAGCTCCTGCATCAGCGCCAAAGTCCGCAGCACAATATCAGCCAGCCGAAAGGCAAGGCCTTCCGGCGTACACGGCTCCGTTTCATCCTGTTCTCCCCTGCACTGCTCCCAGAATTCGCAATCGTTTGGTGATATGGCGCATGTGTCGTAGATCAGCGGCAGCCCAAAGCGCCGCATAGCGCGATAGCTCTGGCTTGCCTCATCAATGTTTCCCACCAGCCGCAGAAGCTGGCCCTGCACAGTTTCCTCCTGCCGGTCTTCCTGTTTTCGATAGGCTTCCAGGATCCGCTCTGCCATTTCGTTTACGTTCACTTGAATCACGTCCTTTCAGTCGCCGAAGCCGGGCAAATATGTACACACTGCCGTACTCGTCCGAAGTGAAGGGCCAAAGATCCGCCACCTCGTATTCCGGATAGAGCTCCCGCCAGGCATTCCAGTCCTCGTCGGCCAGCTCTGCCGCCCGTTTTCTCGACCGGATTTTACTGTCGTTGTAGGTTGGCTCCGGATCGATCAGGTTCTTGCTGGGATTGTATGTCCGGTATACGGTGCGATCCTCATCCTTCACGCTCTTGGTCATGTACCGGCTCAAGGCGGTCAGCCCCTGCTCGTCGAACTGCAGGCGCTTTGTGTTGGCATAACCGTGACCCCAGAGCATTTCCAGCTCGTCCCGATCCACACCGCCGGACAGCACCACGTGGAAGTGATATCGTCCCTTGCCGGAGCGTTCCATGGTCCAGATGTACTTCAGCGTGATTCCTGCCTTTTTGTAGCGGTACCGCACCCGCCGGAGCCACTTCTGGATATCCTTCGTTGCCACCTCGTCCGAGTCTGGGTTGATGGCGTAGGTCAGCGTCACCGCCAGATCCCGTTCTGTGAAGTTGGTGTTCATCAGCCGGGCCAGTTTTTCCGCCCGATGTCGCCTGTTCAGTTTTTCCTGTACTGCTCTTGTTGGAGCACGTCTGCTGCGACGCCTCCCGGAGGGCCGCAGGATGTTTGGGTATACTGGGTAGATATATACATCAGCGTAGTTTCCGCAGATGTATATCTTCTCCCGGTACACCGCTGTGTTTCGGATTCCCATCCTGCGTTTTCTCCTTCCTGTCCATTACTTAAGACACCTTACAAGCCTCAATCAGCGGTCGCCCGCTGATCAAAGCTATTTTCTATTGTTCTGCTTCCTGTACCTCCAGGATCTCAAATATATAATAGAGTTTCCCCGGTTCCGCGCCCCACTCCGGGCGCCCTGTTCCGATCTTCAGATTGACCCGCGCCACGGCGCTGTGAGATTTCCTCTGGTATCCGCAGCGGAGCCGGATCATCTGCTCCGGCGGCGTCCCGTCCCGGTGCAGGATCTCCCAGTGGATGATCCTGTCGTTGTTCACCACCGCCACCCGGAACGCGTTCTCGATCCTTGTGGTCCAGTACGGCTTGATCTCCCGGTATTCCTCTTTCTTCTCTCCGGAGAGGATCATCCGGTACCATTTTGCCTTAATCGGCAGCGTCAGCATGACCGTCACCTGCCTTTCGTTCGCCGTCGGCACAGAAAAAGTCCCCTTTGTATGTCCTACGGATTGATATTTCCCATTCGTTTGAGTAGTATCCGTGTTTACAAGCGAGGCAATACCCAATCGGGGAGTCTCCAATCTTATCCCACCAACGGCACTCCTGACACCGCACCAATTCTGTTTTGGTCACCGTTATGTTCTTTCCATCACTTTCGTAATGGTAAATCGCATCTCTTGGAAGTTCAGCCATACCGTGGTCACCGTCCTTTTCGTGTGCCGTTAGAGCAGTAATCACCATTCGTGCAGTATCTTGGCTCGTCCAACGCTCCCCATATATGGCAGAAGCCTTTCCTATCTGGTCTATTCGGCATTAGTTCAAACCACTTGCAATCACGGCACCGCACCACCTCCACCACATCGGCGGCGGGGATGGCTTCAACAGCTTCATACTCTTGTCCAAGTTCGGCAGTTTTTATGGCTTCCAGTGCCGCCTCCCGGCTTATGTAGTCAGTCATTGTCAGCACCGTCCTTTCGTTTGCCTTGGGAACAAAAATCATTTTCATCAAATGGAACATAGCCGTGTGTATCATTTTTGCAATCATTGCTTTTCCACCATTTGCACTTCCGGCACCGCACAACCTCCACCACGTCTGCCTCCGGCAACTGTTTGATGTACTCGGCATAGAGCGCCATGCCGTCTGTGATGCCCTGGATCTCATCTGGGCTGCATTCCACCGACATTTCGAAGTTCAAAGCCGCCTCTCTGCTGATATAGTCCATCACATTGCACCTCCCACGGAGTCAAGAAGCGCCCGCAGTGCTGTCCGGAACTTTTCCTTCTGTGCCGGTTCTGCTTTCTGGATCATCCCCAGCATCCGGTTCAGGTCTTCCTGTACTCTGGAGAAATAGACCTTGAATACTGCAGCGTCTCCGTCCGCGGTCTTCAGCTTCTCCTCCAGGGCTTTTGCCCGGGCCTCAGCGTCACCCTTGGCGGCTTCTGCGGCTTTCTGCGCCGCAGCTGCGGCCTCTATGTCTTTCTGCATGGCCGCTTTGGCGTCCTCTCCCGCCTTGTCCACCTTGTCCTTGAGCTTCTTGGCCTTGTCCTCCGCTTTGGCCGCCTTGGCTTCGGCGGCGGCCAGCTTCTTCTCCAGTTCAGCGGCAGCGGCGGCAGCTTTCTGCGCTTCTTCCGCCCGGATCTGATCCAGTATTTCCTTGGAAGGCGCTTCCACGGCCACCTCCACCGGGCGGGCCTTCAGCTCCTCCAGCTCTTTCCGGAGCGTCTCGGCTTCGCCCTTTGCTTTTTCCACAGCTTCCTCTGCGTCAAGGATCACCTGCGCGGCGTCATCCTGGACAGCTTCCAGCTTCCTCTTTGCTTCGTCCCGCTCCCGGATTGCCTGCTCCAGCTCCCGTGTGGACATATTGGCAACGTCGTGCTCCTCCACGAAGGTTTCCACCTCGTCCTCCGGCACGGCCAGAAGCTTCAAAGCTTTGGTGTATGGCAAATTCCCAAGCGTTTGGGATTTTGCATCCCCGAACAGGCTGACCTGATCAGAGCCGTACCGTTCAAAGATCTTCATGTAGTTGTTGGCCGTGGACTGTGAGAAGTTCACTTCCCGTTCCAGCCAGGGGCCCCACTGTCCGTGATCCAGGACGGCCTTAGCCTCATTCAGCCGCCGGCCGATCTCGATGGCGTAGCTCAGCACCACCACCTGAGCCTGCTGCTGCAGGGTCCGAATCTCAACGGCAAGGACCGCCGGGTCCTTCTTGACTGTCATTTCGTTCATGCTGTTGCCTCCTTGCGTACATTCCCGGCCCGGTGGCTTCCCGCCTTCACCCAGGCCATCCATTCATTGATAAAGTCCGCGTGGCGCACCATAGGGCTCACGCGCTTTTTCGTGTAGCATTCATTCTTATATCCATGGATCTGCACGATCCGGTTTTCCTTTTCGTTGATCTCTATGCAGACATACGGTGTGTCCGGCTTCCGCCGGCGCCGAAGGAACAGGATCGTGGTGGCGCCGTCCAGATGCCGCGCGGCATATCCACCCACGCAGATCTTTAGGACGTTGCCCTCCCGAATGATGTCCGCGGCGCCCTGTGGCACACGGATTTCCAGCTCTGCGCCCCGGTAGGCGTATTTCTTCTGCAGCTGCTCCCGGCGCTTCCGGTAGTTCTGCGCCTTTGCCTCCAACTCCCTTGCCCGCTGTTCTTCCCGCATGGCGTTCCGCAGGTCAACCATCTGATCATGGGCCTCGATCAGGCTCCGTGGCATCACTGCCCCGCCCGGCCAGCTCACGTCCCGGCCCAGCTGCTCCGCCATCTCCAGATAGTCCAGCCAGAAGCGCGCGCTCTCGTCGAAGCGCCCGTGGACGCTCTGCCTGTCCAGGTACTTGATCTGCTCCCTGAATGGGATCCCACGCTCGCAGAGCTTTTCCGCACGCTCCATCCAGTAATACTCTCCCCGATGGGCCTCCGCGAATTTCAGCACTTCCCGCACCGTCAGGCGGAAGTGCTTCCTGTTGTTGTACAGCAGCTCTGCCGAGGCCGCCGAGCTCTTGCGGTAGGCGATCCAGTCCGCCTTGGCGATCTTCAGGAACTCCCACGGCGTGTCCTTCCTCCAGTCCACCATGCGTCCGCTGGTGCGGCCCCGCTCCACCAGGTCCTTGGCCACGTCCGTGAGACCCCATTTGACCACAAGCTCCAGCTTCGGCCGTTTGCACCACTCCCGGAGGTATCGGATCACGCCCCGGACCTCTGCGCCGTTGCCGAGATCGTCGAAGTATTCCTCGATGGCGCTATAGCGGCAGCTTGTCTGCCCGATTGCCTCCTCCAAGCCGAAGACGGCGTATGTGCCCTCGCCCGCTCCCATGTATCCCTGATTGTTCGGTTCCCGCGGCGTCTGGCTCACCCAGTCCCATCGCCAGCCGTGCGGAGCATTCGGATCATAAATGCAGGACCAATGGAACTGCTCCGACTCTCCCGGCTCGAACCGGTAGACAGAAAAAACGTAGAAGTCCATATCCGTGTAAACGTCCGGCCCGTCAAAGCTGTTCCGGATGATCCCCCGGCCTGCCCTTGCATCGATGGCCCACAGGATCCCGTCCACCGCCCGGAAGATCATCACGTTGCAGGTGCGCCGAAGGCCCTTCAGTTCCCCGCCCGGCTGGCTCTTGAGTCTCAGGTGGTCTACCACTTCCACCGGTTCCATGCAGAACGGGCACAGGCCCATATGCCTGTTTTTCGTCACCGGTTGATGACGGCCCGCGCTTCCGCAGGCCGTACATTTCATCAGCTTTTCTCCGTGACCGGCATCCTCCTGCAGGAGGAACTGCGGCATCATCTGCTCGATCTCCGACTGTATGGTCTCCGGGATCGTCAGCCACGGGAAGCGATCTCGCATGGTCTTCACAGGAAGTCCTCCAGCCGGAGCGCAATCCCTTCCGCCGCTGGCTCCTCATATTTGCTCATGCGGATCGTCATCTGGAATTCCACCACGGAACCAGGAAAATAAAATTCCGCCGCCGCCTTGCAGGCGTCCAGATCGGAGATGGCCCGGCCCTTGATCTTCTTTGTCACCGCCTTCATGCAGTCCGCAAAGCTCCCGCCCTGCACCACTGCCTGAGCGAATTCCTCGTTCTGCTGGCAGAATTCCCGGAGTACGCCGCTCACATAGTCCTTCATGGCGTTGCCATACTGATCACCCTTGTATTCTTTCAACTCAGAATTGAGTTTCTCAACTGCCTGTTGTTTCATGGTGTTCTCCTTTCGGTTGCAATCTTCCGAATAATCTGCTATAATAATTGTGTTCTCTTTTTGGTTGCCCCGGTCGACGCTGCAGCGTCGCCGGGGTTTCCTATTTTCAGCAGGAACCGCTTCCAGCAGCCCTCGCACAGCTCGCGCCCGGCCGCCCGTTTTCTCTCATTCACCACCGCCCGCAGCGGCTTCGTTTCCCGTTCCTCCTGGAACTTGAATGTCACTCCGTCGAATATTCGGACACGCTTGCCGCAGTCGGCGCATTGAAAGTAAATGCCTACCATATGAAGCTCAGATTGAGGCCCCGCGGCTTCTGCTGAGGCTCGTCCGCCATTCTTGCTTCCCGGCTGTGGCTGTTGATTTTCTCAAAAATGCTGTCGATCCGGATGTCCTTTTCCGCTTCCTTTATGGCCTTCTCGCGGACCGTCACGGCCCGCTCCCGCTCCAGGATCTCCCTGGCATATGCGTTTAGCTCCTTTTCCTGGGCATCCAGCTCTGCTATCCTCTTTTTTAAGCGCTCCCAAGAAGCGTTGATCTCCTGCTCGTTCTCCTGGACGAGCTTTTCTCTTGCGATCAGTTCCTGTTCTTTCATGTTTGTCCTCCTTTTTGGTTTATAATCGTGTCCCATTTTGCAGCCGCCTCCAGCACAGAGCGGCTGTATTTTGTCGAGAAGATCCCTTCCGCGAAAGTATCTGCAGCGCCGTACTCTCCTTCGTTGTAGCAGATCAGAGCTTGTTCCGTCGTGTAACGGCTCATAAAGTCTGACAGGATAATGCAGGCAGCCTCCACGTTGCCCATTGTGCTGTAGATGTCCACATTCTTCTCTGCGAGCCATTCTTCATTGATGTACCCGATTTGGCAGACTCCGACCGCCCAGCCGGAGTCTGCGTCCAGTTGGAAGGAGCTCTCCGTCTCCATGAGGCCCAGCATCAGCGCATAGTCGATGCCGTACCGGCGGCAGGTATCCTGAGTGTAGGCCTGCCAGCCTGCGCTGAGCGGCACCTCGTCACTGTATACGTTCACCACTTCGTTTTGGCGAACTTCGGCTTCGTTCAAACGAACTGTGATCCGCGCCGGCGAGAACAACTCCTCCTTTGTTTCTTTTTTGATGGCTTCCCGCTGGGTAAGGTTCGCAATGATGGCCGCAGTGATCAGCAGCAGCGCCAGCAGAAACGGCAGACGAAGCGCTACCGATACCAGATTGTTTTTCAAGCTTTCACGTCCTTCCTTTCGTCTTTCCTGTGGATTTCAATGGATACGATCTCCAGCCCCTTCTCGGCGGCTGCGATCTCATACAGACTGGTCAGGATCCGCCGAGCCAGCGCATCCCGCTCCTCTTCTGTTGCCTGATCTAATTCATGTAGCCACATACGCTGTCACCTCATTTCACGATATGGCGGATCGAGTTTGTCTTATACCATCCGGAAGTTTACCCGGTCCCGGTCTCCGGTTGCTTTGCCCCACATCTGCGTCAGATCCAGGATGTGATCCTCCATCCAGTTTCCTCTGGCGATCATCCGGCCGTCCCGGTCATAGACAGAGATGACGGTATCGTCATCGATATCCATGGACAGAATCAGAGACGAGAGCTTGCAAAGCTTGCCGTCGTTGATGTGCACAATTTCACCTCTTACCTTTTTCTGGGCTTGTGTTTTCTGTGGCCATGGCGGCCTTTGTTGCGCTACGCAACTATCCTGCAAAAAAATAAGTTCCGAACTCACTATCCGGGATTTTCAGCAGCTCCGCCAGGTCTCTTGCCTCATCCAGATCCATGGGCCGAACGCCGTTTATTTTCTGCGATGCCGTAGGCGCTGCAATCCCCAGCTTCTCCGCAACATCCTTCTGGACCAGTCCCATCTCTTTCATCCTGCCTTTGATTTTATTTGCATTGATCATGTCTTCACCTCCGTTCATAATGTTGCATTACGCAACTAAAATAACATACTCAAACACCGTTGTCAATAGCTCTGCGCAACTTTTTTGTAAAATTATTTGCCATTCTATTGCGCTATGCAATATTTTATGGTATTATGGCTGCAAGGAGTGATTTGAGATGCTATCAAATACTGAAATCGGTGCTCGCATCGAAGCACGTCGCACAAGTCTTGGCCTCACTATGGATGAAGTCGCAGCTCAGATCGGAGTGAACAAGTCTACGATTCAGCGCTATGAAAAAGGACAGATCCAGAAGATTAAGCTTCCGGTTATAGAATCTATCGCTTCCACCCTTTCCGTGAATCCTGATTGGTTGATTGGGAACACAGACGATCCCACTCCGCACTTCAGGAACATCATTCCCATGCCAAAGATGAATAAGATTCCGCTCCTCGGCACCATCGCCTGCGGTGAACCAATCCTTGCTGCCGAGAACATTGAGGAAGAAATCGATATTCCAGAGCATATCACAGCGGACTTCGCCCTTCGTTGCAAAGGCGACAGTATGATCGGTGCTGAGATCTACGATGGCGATATCGTCTATATCCGCCAGCAGCCCACTGTGCTCAACGGTCAGATCGCCGCCGTCCTGATCGATGACGAGGCCACGCTGAAACGGTTCTATTACAACGAAGCCGCCGGCAGAGTGACGCTGAACGCAGAGAATCCGGAATTCGAACCGCTGGTTTATACTGGCGAAGATCTCAACCACATTCGAGTTCTCGGCCGAGCCGTTGGTCTGACGAGGGCTATATAGGGGGGACATTTAATGAAGAACTTTATACTTGGTCTTCTTCAGGATCGTGTCTCTAAAACTAAGCCACAGGGCTCGCCAAACGCAGCCTCTCCAAAACTACAAGAACGTACTCTGAAAAAGGAGCATTTCATAGTTGCCGGAACCTCGTATCATAAAACCGCAATTCAAAGCCTCGCAAAGGCAAACCCGGATTGGAGAAAAGGTGGTAAAACGCTTTCCGCAGAAGGCAAGGTCATGGAAAAGATCCCGCACTACACTTATGTGGACAGGCCAGTCAAGTTAGAACCAGAGCCAACAAATATGCATGACAAGAACGCGATCAAGGTTATCATCGCTGGCGAGCACGTTGGATATATCAGCCAAGATGAAAACATCCACGTTGGCAGCATTCTTAAAACCAGTAGCATCAAGTATCTAACAGCTGAGTTTCGCGGTGGAGAGTATAAGGTTGTTTCAGAGGATGGTAGCACCGTCAAGATGGATAATCACATAGGGATTACTCTGCATATCGGATATGTATAAACAAAAAAAGCCCCTCCCCGGCAATCGGGGATGGGCACAAAAGGAGGTGACAGCTTGCACGTTGCCATATACGTCCGAGTGTCCACGCAGGAGCAGAAGCAGCACGGGATCTCCGTGGATGCCCAAGAGGCCGTCTGCCGGGAATGGGTGCAGGAGCACGGCCACCATCTGACCGGCGTATACAACGACGCCGGACTGTCGGCCCGGGCCAAATACACGAAGCGCCGCGCCATGCTGCAGCTGATCGACGATATCCGCGCCGGCAAGGTGGAGCTGATCATCTTCACAAAGCTGGACCGATGGTTCCGCAACGTGGCGGACTATTACGAAGTGCAGGCAATCCTGGAGCAGTACGGTGTGAAGTGGAGAGCCATCCAGGAGGACTACGAGACGGAGACCGCCTCCGGACGGTTTAAGGTGAACATTATGCTGGCCGTGGCTCAGGACGAAGCGGACCGAACCTCCGAGCGCATCAAGGCAGCTGCGGACTACAAAAAAGCGAAGGGCGAGGCTGTCGGCCGGGCGCCCATCGGATACATCATCAAAGACAAGCGCTTTGAGATCGACCCGGAGACAGGGCCAGCCATGCGGGCCTTCTTTGATGCATACTTAAAGACGTTCCGCCTGAGAGACGCCCAGAACGCTCTGCTGGAGCATGGGATCAGCTTCAATGCCACCCGGGCCCGGCGGACGCTCCGCAATCGAACGTACTGTGGAGATCACTTTGGCGTCCCCTGCCCGGCCTACATCACGCCGGAGCAGTATCAGGAGATCCGGAATGTGGCGGAAAACCGGACGCGGGAGACGAAGACCAGGCAGGTCTATCTCTTCGGCGGGCTGATGCACTGCGGGCTGTGCGGCGCCATGATGACGTGCGCTGCGCCGTACCATAAGGACAAGATCCGCAGGATCAAGACATACCGCTGCGGGCAGCACGCCCAGTACATCGACCGATGCCCCGGTACCTACGTCAACGAGCAGAAACTGGAGCAGTACCTGATGGAGAATCTCCCGTTTCTGCTGGATCAGCACTACACCGGTCTTCGCACGCGTCTTGCCGGCAGGCAGGACCACCAGGCGGAGATCCGAAGCCTCGAAGGGAAGCTGGCCCGGCTGAAAGAGCTGTACATTGAGGGCGAGATCGACCGGGCAGTTTACGACTACCGATCTGGAGCGTACCGTGATCAGATCTCCCAGCTACAGGCAGAAGACGTGGAGTTCCTTGAGGCACCCGCCGATCCCATCGTCCTACCGGATGATTGGAAGGATGTCTATGACGCCATGACCGAACCCGGCCGGAAGCTGTTCTGGCAGAAGAATATCAAAGATATTATCATCTACAAGGATCGTCCCCCGGCGGTCAAATTTTAGCGAGGAAAGTTTATATTTAAATACATTGTGTGATGGTAATTATATTAAATATAAACACATGATTTCTGAAAAGTGCACCATTTTGCAATGGTGCGCTTTTCATTTTGAAACGGAGGATCAAAAAAATGGACATTATCAAAAACATCATTATCGCCATGCAAGACACCCTGACCACAGAACAGCTTCAAAAGTTGGAACACGTTCTGCACATTCAGTTTGGAAAAGCAGCACGCCAGGAAACCGAAGCGAAAGCCTTGACCACTTCCACTGACGGCTGGCGCTCTGTTCTGAATTTGTTCCTGGCCTCAAAACGCCTGGCAAACTGTGCAGAATCCACCCTGGAGCAGTACGACAGGGCGTTGCGGATGATGATTACCACCATCAACAAGCCGCTGGACAAGATCACCACAAACGACCTGCGCTATTATATGGCACTCTATCAGGAGCGCCGCAAGGTTTCTCCCGGCTATATGAACACACTGCGGCTGTATTTCTCCAGCTTCTTCTGCTGGGCGCAGGACGAGGAAATTCTGACGCGCAATCCCGCAAAACGCCTGGATAAGATCAAGGTGCCCGAGAAGCTCAAGCACCCATTCACGCCCACGGAAATGTCCGCGCTCCGGGACAACTGCAAAACACTCCGGGATCGTGCTTTGCTGGAAGTCCTTTACTCTACCGCCGGGCGCGTTTCTGAGGTGTGCAGCATCGACATTTCTGACGTAGACTTTGCCAGCCGTGAGGTTATCATTTACGGTCAAAAAGGCAAACGGGAACGCCGTGTCTATCTGACGGAAGAATCCGTATATTATCTCAAGAAGTATCTGCTGTCCCGCGGGGATGATTCCCCTGCCCTGTTTGTTGGTCTGATCGCTCCGCATAACCGGATGACAAAAGGCGGCGTAGAATACATGCTCCGGGAGCTTGGCCGGAAATGCGGCATACACTGTCACCCTCACAAGTTCCGACGGACGATGCTCACGGAGCAGGGCAAGCGCGGAATGTTGCTCCAGGATATTCAACGATACGCCGGGCACCGGAAGCCGGACACAACGATGATGTATGTCTCCGTGGCAGATTCCGCCGTGAAGTCCGCTTTCAATCGCCTGATTGCCTAATGTAAAAAAAAGAAACTGGTGGCACCAGACGATACCACCAGTCGTTTTATGATTCTTCTTGGAATAGCGTCCTAACGTCAATAACCGGAAGGATTACTGGCGGAAACATTGAACTAGATGTTACGCTTGAAATCATTGATCTAATATAAGGGAAGATAATCTGGACAGCTTGGATCTTCAAAAAGTCATCAATCACGTCAGCAGGAAGCATACTTATCTCAAAAACACCAGTCACGCTCGCCCGGATGTCAACTGGAAACGGAGTTTCTTCTGTATTGTGCATCTCAACGATCAATTCTACAGACGAATGATCCTTATCAACTTCCTCAATCTTTCTTGTTATGGTTGGTGCAAGATTAAACTGACCATCTGGCAAGTGATTATTCTTGATACTGAGCTCATTTGCAAACAACTGCATATTAACCAATGGCTGCATAATCTAACTCCTTTCTATGGTAGCTCACATTAGAACTGATAGATGCTGTGGAAGACCATGCGTATTTAGTAGATTTCTCCCTTTCCTTTTGAAAATCAATCAATACACAACCCAGTTTCTTTGAGTACGATGAATCAATAGTGACTTTTGCATTCAAACATCTTGCGACTTTTACAAGCGTATCAAGTCGTGGAATTGCTTGCAGAGATTCCATTCTAGCAATAGCAGACTGCTTAACTCCAGATTCTTGTGCAAGTTGTCTCTGGGTGAATCCACTGCTGATGCGCGTCTCTGTCAGCTCCTTGATTATTCTTGCTAATTCATTTGCTATCTCAATAGAAGCCTTCTCTACTTCTCCAGAAGATTTGATATCTTCGAGCGCTTCATTAAAAGTAATACTACTCATTCTGATTTCTCCTTTTATGGTCTCTCATCTCGTTAATTGCTTTCGTTATTTCTGTTTTAGGAGCTTTCTGGCCGTGTTTTCGATAAGCATGCAATAATATTATCTTATTTCCTGTGAAATAAAAAAAGAACACTCTGTGTTTGCCTGGTCGAAGTTCGTATATATCATCTTGTATCTTGCGAATAGTCTCTGGGTATGTGTTATTAACCGCCATTCCATGATCTTCAAGTCTACCTACATACAGCTGTATTTGAGCAATCTCTCGTTTCTTCGATTCCTTTGCAAGTTTTTCAAGATATTCTTTAACTGGTGATTTGCCGCCCTGAGTCTCATATAATTCTATCACGTACATTAAGCAATTATACCTCCCCTCACGGCTCTTTGATAACATAAAAGTTATCATCTATTATAATACTACTGACATTCTCTCCCGTCAATCCCCCTTTTCATTTTTTTATTCTTCAATCACAAAACTAAATGGTAAGTTCATTGTTGCTACTGTGACAGGGATCACTGTGCCGTCCACTGTCGGCGGCAATACCAACTGGTGTAGCGGGTCTGTTGCCCGGTCTGGCTATACGCCTATCGGCGTGGTGGGCTACTACTTCACAGACGGCACCGCCAACACCTGGCTTTTCCCCTACAGCATGAGAATCAGCGGTAACTCCGTGTCCGTGGCGTTCCGCAATTTGGCCACAAGCTCCGTGACCGCCTCCGGGAACTCGCTGACGCTGGATGTGCTGTACCAGAAAAGTTAAATGATCATTCAATTCGGCCATCTGCCAAGTTAAAGAACCCGCACAACCGAAAATTGATACGTTGCACCAGTCCCATTGACAAAGGTCAGTGCGGCATTTGCACCAACCGAAAATGACAGGGCTGGGGTTATTGATGTCTGAAGATCAATCTTTATCGGCGTTGCTGTTGCGGAACCGGCGCAGATAAGGCATGCTGCGTTGTATGTAGTACACAAGTACACAAGCCACGGATTAAGCGTGATGGATTGTGACGAATTTGCAGGAACGGAGTATCTGTTGTATGTCAAGTTCCCTATCTTACCATTTAGCAAAGAAAAAAGGCGCCCGACCGAAGCCAGGCGCCCAAAATCAGTTATCCAAACGCTCCTGCGCGGTTCAGCAGGACCAGCGTTCGCACGGCATCTTCGCTCATGTCCAGGATCAGATCCTCCCCGGTGCCGCCCTTGCCTTTCAGGACCTCTTTGGCCACCAGCTTGTCCAGGGTCTCCCTGTAGGATGCAGGAACCTCCTTGATGTAATAGTAGTACCCGCCGGCTGGTATCAGCTTTCCTTCACCATCAAGCTTCAGCGTGCGGTTTTTTGCCACCTTGCCATCGCTGCCTACATAGTACGTCCAGGCGCTGTAGTCTCCTGTGCCTTTGACCCACTGATCCGTCACGCAGTATCCCTCCTGATCGAAATAGTATAGCTCGTTGCCAATGCTGGCCCACTTGCCCGCCGGCCATGTGCCGTCAGAATATCTGTACCACCATTTGCCGTTGCTGGATTTCACCCAGCCCTCCTTGTATGTGGGTGTCGAGCCCTTCAGAAAGCTCTCATCCGCCTGGTTCATGTCCACCCGTCCGGAGATCCCATTGACAGATCCGGAACTGCTGTATTGCCAAATGTCATACCAGTCACTCTGAGGATACGAATTGTACTGTGCAAACCACCGGACATAGTTTTTCAGACGGGACTTGTCCACCCAGTTGTCAACGTAGGACAGGTTGAAGTATGTGCCAGGTCTGTACCCTGCCGCCTTGATCGCCTCGCAGAATGCGACGGTATGGTCATTGAACGCCTGGCGGCCAAGCGTCACGCCCTGCTTTTTGGCATAACTGACGGTGTCGCCCTCGAAGTCGAAGAACACCGGCAGCGTGATGTATTTCTTGTAGGGCGCCAGCAGGCTGATCACCCGCTCCGCCTCCGCCTTGGCCCCTGCCGCGTTCAGCGCGTAGGAAAAATGATAGACGCCGATTGGGATTCCCGCAGCGATAGCGCCTTTGATGTTGGGCAGGAACTGAGAATCAGTGTAGCTGACACCATACCCGGTCCGAATGATCACAAACTTGATTCCAGCAGCTTTTACCTTGTTCCAGTCTGTTACGGTCTGAAATTCAGAGATGTCGATTCCTTTAATAGTTGCCATCAGTCAGTCACCTCACTTGAAAACGGCTTGTCGTATGTCATTGCTCTTGCACTATCACCGGGACCCGCGGTGGTCGGATCCACTACAATACCCAGCACGCCGAGGACCAGGAACACGGCGTCCAGCAGGTTCATGATCCTTCCCTGGAGAGCAGTCAAATCCGGCTCGATTCCGAACAGCGCCAGCAGCGCTTTCGCCAGCACAAACAGCGCCGGGATGATAGTCGCCCAGAATACTTTGTTCTTGATTCGTACCTTCCAGTTTATTTTCATTGATATCTCCTTTCACATTTCGACGGGAACCAGATCCGGCTGCTCGGACGGGATGATACTGACGTTAAATCGAATGATCTCAAACACTTTCCCGTTTTTAAAGATTCTGGTTTCAATACGAGCCCTTTTCACGCCCACACTCGCGGAGGCAGGGATCTCGAAGCTCACCAGGTTTCCCGCAATCACGGTGGGGACATACATCCCTCCGGCAAACGACATCCATGTCCGGACCTCATAGCCGTTAAAATCAAATGCGGAACCTTCCTGATCCTTACAGGTTATCTCTTCAAACCTCGTAGTTCCTTCGACCAGTTTAATGTTCTTTTCCAACAATCCATATCACCTCGTCCCTTTCATAAACTGTCACTGTTGCATGATCCGTATCGCAAAAATCTGCTGTTGTACAGTCTTTTTTGTAGACCGACACAGCCTGCTCGTCTCGCTGTGTTATCTCGACTATGCTTTTCTCCTCACCGGTGTCGATGGTTGTATCCGAGTAATCGGTCATTTCGGGAGGCGTGCCACGCCACAAGGTCAAGAAAAACCATGATGCCATGCTATCCCTCCCTACTGTGACCAGATGCCGCCAGTGGACTGACCGTAAACTGTGATGGTGTACTCGCCGTCTCCCTGCGTCAACTCTTCATTGTCCACGATTACCGTGCCAGTCGCCCCGGCGGATAGTGTCGTACCACTCTCAACCAGGAGACCAACACCGCGGGCCGGAGTGGTCCCGGCTTTGGTCGCACGGGCTTCCCACTGCTGCAGGGTAAGGTCCGAAGTGAACGTGCACACGCATTCATCATACCCGGTCTCATCTGAGATGATAGTCCTTGTGGGAGTTCCCACTGTGATGACCGGCGGGTTCCCTCCCCCACCACTCGGAGCGACCACGATGGCATGGTTGGCCGTAACATTGGTGATGATGTACTCATACCCGTTGGCAGTATAGGTCACCGTCCAGGTAATACCGAACAGCCGGCCGC